CCAAAATGAATATTAACTATTTAGAGGAAACAAAGGAAAATGCAACAAAAGGGTTTTCCGCGCTTGCTGAAAAGGCAGTGAGTGCGTTGATTTGTGTGGATTTGTGGATGTGTATGTTGATTACACGATTTGTTGTCGGATTGGAGAGTCAAAGCGATAAGGATTATGCACGTAGCAAATACACAACTCGTGTGCAAAATAGTAAAAATGCAAGTGTGAGGAAACATAATTCTTTGTATGTACCAAAAATTAAAAACAATAAAAAGAAGGAGAACGTTAGAAATTATGGAAAAATTCTTGAATCACAAGCTAAATTTACTATTTTTGGTCATGATTTTGCTACGGGAAATTTGATATTAGATTATATTGAAACGACTTTCACAAATGATTATGTACATGCTTGTATAGATTATTTTAAGTCATTTAAGTCTAGTATTAATATTCCGTATGTCTCAAGAGAAGAATTTGATGTAGTATGGAGAAAATTTCTCGATTGTTTTTCAGAAATTACTATTTTCCAGACTATTAGCAAAGATTTTATGATTATAATACAGTGTGATATTGCTAAAACTTTATTTTCATTAGTATCCATGATTGTCACTTTAGGTTGGATGCCCAAAGTTGATTATAAATTTCATGGAGTAACTTTATTTGAAAGCGAAGCGATTAAGCAAAAAGTTACTGTAACTATGATCTATGAGACATTGTGTAAATTGATCAAGCTTATTAAGGAAGCATGTTTTAAATTTCCAGAACATGGTATTAGAGCTTTTTATCTTGATGAACATAAATTAAAGTATGAAATAGAAGTTGCCAACTTAAGAGCACAAAAAGTGCTTATTGATGTTGGAAGAGAAACAACTATGGATGCTTTAGAATTTGATCGTCGAGTGGAAGAAATAATCCAGGAAACTTTGAAACAAATGGCTGTTGCACAAGGATATGAGAAAACCATACTCAATAATATTCTCAAAGAATTCAAAGGAATTCAAGCCAGTAGAATTTTGGCTAAAAGAGATTATATTAGAGAGAAACCATATGGAATTCTTATGTTTGGAGGATCTGCTGTTGGAAAGTCGGCTATGTCCAATTCATTAATCAGATATGTTTTAGAAGTTAATGGAATGGACAGTTCTCCAAGAAGTATTATTGTTTTGAATGAATTTGATAAATTTCAATCAGAGTATCGCACATATCACAGTGGCGTTATTTTTGATGATTTATGCAATGGAAGTCCTGATAAAAATGATGGAAATCCATTAATGAAAGTTATTCAATATATTAATAATGCTCCACAAGCAGCCTTGAATCCTAATGTAGAAATGAAGGGTAATGTTATGATTGAACCTAGAGTAGTTCTGGCAACTACAAATGTTAAAAATTTGAATGCTAGAGTTTATTCCGAGGAACCTTTATCAATTGCCCGTCGTTTCCAGGTTACTATTACACAGAGCGTTAAAAAAGAGTACTGTAAACCAGGAACTAAGATGATCGATGCGTCTAAAATTTTGAAAGATTTTGGAAGTGATCCTTATCCTGATTTTGCTCTATTTGATGTGGAATATGCCAAAATATTAGAAGGACAAGCTGATGATAAACACGTTGGTTATGAATTTTATAAGTTTGAAGGTAAACCAATGCAACAAGTTGATATTCATACTTTACTTAGGTTTTTGAAGGAAGATTCTCAGAAACATTTTAGTGAACAAAAACAATTCGTTGCTAACCAAAGATCAAACGAACATATTCATTTATGCCAATGTGGTTTACCGACTTCTATTTGTAAGGAATGTGAACTTGAATCACAATTCTTCAAGCTTCCAAATTTGGCTCAACCTTTATTGGATTGTGAAGAATACATATATTCGATTATTACTTCATGGTTATTATATTTGGTTGATACTCCTTTTGGGCAAGGATTATTGGCTTATCATGTTCGTAAGGCAGTTTTAACTTTTTACGAGAGCATTCTTGAACAATATTTTGTGAAAATTAGTTTAATTGCTCTTGTTATGCTAGAATTGCTTTATCATGGTTTCTTAGGCGCAAGATTTATTCTTATGTTTTTATTTTTAATTTCTGGAAGTGTTTATTTGCTTTATTTAAAATATAAATATCAATT